TTACTGTAGTCAGTGATATTGTTCTTCAGGAACATCTGATTATAAACAGCCTGATACTGCTTGTTATCATCAGTGGTCCTTACACCAAACAACACCTTAACCTTGTTATTAGGCTGCAATGCAATGACATCTCTCAGCTCCTTGAAATTACCCTTGAAGTACTCAGCAATGCTCTCAAGTCTTGCTTCACAATCCTCAGGTTTGTCTACCATAACCCAAGTATTATTGACATACTTCATTACATTAGGAATGTTGAGGTATGCCTTGATGAAGTTAGTAAGCTCTTCCTCACCATGATAAGCAGGTCTGTAGTCCTTATCAATGTTGGCAGGACCATTCTTATATACAGGAATTTCATGTGCCTTAGCCTGCTCTACAGTAACCCAAGCAGTTCTACCATACTTATCAATTACCTGTACCTTAGTCTGGTCTCTATTGTATCTGTATTCCTTCCTGATGAAGAAAGCTACCTTAGTGGTAAACTCAATACCACCACACTTCTCAGCATCAGTCTTAACAATGAAGTCAAGTCTGACATTCTGGACCTTGTGTTTGTCCTCACCTACCTCAACTTCACCCAGATACTCAGGCTCATTTTCAAGCTGGGTATTATACAGTTTCTCAAGCTCTGCTTTGTTAGGATTTACAGCCAAAACAAATACAGGAGCTACACCTGTATATCTCTTTACTGCATTGCCTTCTTTACTCTCTGTTCCTTTACTGAATGCCATAAAAGCATATCCAACTTTTTTCTTATTCATGTTATTCATTATTTTTATATTTCCACTTATAACCAAATGCTTGATGCACAGGATATACTTTACCAGAATGATAATCCTTGGCAAATCCTCTACAACAAGCAGAGATAGAAGTATTTGAGAATCCAAGTGTTTGCTCAATTTCTCTTGTGGAAGCCCATTCTTTGACAAAGTTTCCATCTAAGGTTTCTTGTATAACTGCTTTGGACAAAACATTCTTTCTGCTGCCATAATTACAATTATATCTGTTATTGCACATTTCAAGATTCTCCACTCTATTGTCTTTCTTATCCTCATTCTTATGATTTACTTGTAAGTCATCAGAATAATTACTAAGAAAGGCTTTGGCAACTAACCTATGTACCTTCTTAAACTTCAACCTCCCATTTATATACACTCCAACATATAAGTATCCATACCTATCAGTATGTTTCTTTAGTACCTTATTAGTCCTTGTGCTATAAACTTCCCCAAGATTTGATACCTTGTATCCATCAATTACTTCTATCCAACTTTCCATATCCCTAATTCTTCTGATTAATCTTCAAAAGGCAGTTTGTCACCAGCCTCTGTGCCATCATTGAAAGGATTGGTAGGGTCAAAAGGAGACTCTTCACCAGCCTTTACTTCTGTTTCAGGTGTTTTCTCAGTATCATCTACTGACTCAGGAGCAACATCTTCAACAGTAGGCTCATCTACATGAATCTCATATACATTAGCCTCCTCATTGAATGATACTGTACCAGCCTTAGGCTCATACTTAGTAACCTTTACAGGCTTGCCATCCTTATCAACCTTGCCTGTATCTTCTACCTTCTTGACAACCAAGTCTTCACTTGTGAGACCACCTGTCAAAGCCTTGACACCCATCTCATGTCCTTCAATCTCCTCAGTCAGAGTATTGTACTCTGCATTGAGTTCATCAATCTTGGCAGCAATCTTATTCTTCTTCACTACCAAAGGATTAACATTCTGTGCAATTCTTTTTACACCTGCAAACTGTCTTACTGTCAGTGTTTTCATATTTTCTTACTATTAAAAGATTTGTAATAATGTTCTTTCTTGCCCCTGAATATTTAATGGATTAGGAGCACTCCATAGCTTATATACAGTGAACTTCCTTTCATAGAAACTTAATGCTATACCCAGACAATATGACAATAATTGCCTGTTTCCTAACACATTAGTCACAAACATAGTAGTTTCATAATAAGGCTTGCCATGCTCTATGCAATACTGCATGAGTACTATACTGGCATCACTCTCAGTAAGTCCACCAAAGGCAGCCAACCTTGATATTCTTACAGTCTCATTCCTATCCATAAATCTCCTTCAATTTGTCTACTACTATAGACAAATCATTAGGAATCTCATCAGGAAGGTCATCCAATGCACCAAGACTGTCTTTAGCAGGATATTCTCCATCAAACTCCTTGACAAAGTGCTTGATAGGTCTCTTGTTTTCTGCATCATATCCTACCTTGCCAAAGAGGATAATATCAAACTTACCCTCAGGAGTAATATAGTCATCAACCATCTTTCCAGTGGTCTTGAACTTATAGGAAATGGAATCACCATTCTTATCCTTATACTCCTCATAATGAGCACAACAAATGATGTTCTTATCCTCAGGGAATCCCTTAAAGGAATCAAAGATGAGTCCCATTCCATAGCCAATCTGCTTAGGAGTATCCCATCCACCCTTCATGGCATTAGCCATATAGAAATCCTGTGCAAGATAATTCATATCATCTATAAGGACATTCTTATAGGGAGATTTCTTCATTATATTGACAATCTCTGCAACTGCTGCAAACCTATCAAGTCCTGTAAGACTATCTACCTGTACTCTATTTCCTGTAGCAAGTGCATTTGCATTCACAAGTTTTTGTGTGGGCTTACCTACATTTTCTACTCCAATATTGCCTTCAATTAACTTGAAATTGGGATTAGGCACACCCCTGCCAATGCACTGGATAACATAAGTTTCCTTTGGGTCAAGCCCCTTGATACCTAACTTCTCCCTACCACAATAGGAAGTGGTCTTTCCAAACCCACTTTTTGCCAAAACAAGTATTTTAGCCATTTGATTCAATTTTAATTTTATTATACTTTTTCTTTGGTCTGTATGGTTCTTTAGTCAAGGGTCTCCCCATTCTATTAAACCAAACATCCAACTTTTCCACTTTGTAAAATCTCCAAACATAACCACCTGCAACATTCTTTTTACCATTCAAGACTTGAGATAAATGATGTAAATCAACATTAACATATTCAGTAGCTTCCTTCAAAGAATCAAACTTTCTAATGAAATTCCCCTTTAAGTCATATTGGAAAACTTCTTTATTTGTCCTTTTTAGCCTCCCATCCTTATAGGCATTCACAGTTGAACATGATAATTTCTGCTTTACTTCATCCGTCATTTCAATTCTTCCTGCAATCTTGCTTTGATTATATTCGGGATTAATAGAGTCTATGAAGTACTGCTCTCTACTTATGAGTTGGTCAATAGGACATAGTTCTATTACAGAGAAAGAAAAGTTATCTTCTCCATACTTATCCCAAGCAGCCTGCAAGTGGCTATTTTGGTGTTTACCATGTCTTAGTAGTGCTTTATGCTTCTGCCATCTTCTCTTTATAGAGTTGGAAGAGCCTATATACACCTTACCATTAACCTTATTCTCAATTTTGTAGATACCTGACTTCATAATTCTTACTTGAAAAGGGCTGCAAACTTACTAAATAATTTCGTATTATGCAACCTTTTATCAGATTTTCTTATTCCATAACTAAAGAAAGTCTTAGCAGTTTTGCTCTTCCTTGATTCCATATAGTTATATACTCTTTGAAGTGCTTCCCTATCATCAGGTCTTGGGAGTTCATAAAATGTACTCACTGCACCATCAAAGAACAAAGGACATATCTGACCACCAGCACCATAATCTCTATCTTCAATCACTTCCATGAATCTGATATGATTCCTGAACTTGGTTATGTCATATCCCTCATACTCTCTCAAACCATACTTGAAAGGGCTATACAAGCCAATGACCATATTGGCATCTCTTGTGGTAGTTTTACAATCTGCAAGACCATCAGAAGAAGGTTTCATCTTATTCAGCTTTTGATTCTCAATGCCTTCTTGTGCTTGAGCCTGATGTTGAATGAGTACAAAGATGTAACTTAACTGATTTCTGAGTGTAATGCCATACTTACTCATCTTATCAATAGTCTCCATCTTCTTCATTCCACTCTCATTAGTCAAGTTAGAAGCATTATCTATGATGATTATCCTATACTCCTCAGGGTCATCAGGTGTATAAGGATTGATAGGGTCAATTACCTCAACCTCTCTCAATTCATCAGTCAATTTATCCTTCCTCATCTCCTTTCTGAAGTTCAAGTGTCCATGTGTAAGAGCATAGTCCCTACAGTACTTATTGATTCCTGTAGGATTCCTCTGGTCATCCACATATATCACCATATTCTCAAATGCCTTGATATATCTTTGATACCTCTCAGTCTCAAGTAATTCAAGAATCTTCTCATCAACAGGATGGTCTTGGTCAGTACTCTTCAGCTCAGTAGGAGATATTTCTATCCCATCCAATCTGAACAGTAAGTGGCAAAGGAACTCATTATACTTTTCCTCTGGACTCATCTCCAAAGTAAAATAAAGTACCTTTACTCTCATCTCAGAATGTTCCAATGCAAAGAACAAAGGTTCATAGATAAACAAATGGTCACAAAACTTGGACTTACCAATCTTCTGATTGGCTGTTACCACTATGAACTTCTTCTTCTCAATACCTGGAACCCATCTTCTAAATCTTGGAAAAGGAAAAGGAATACAATTATAAAGTCCATTAAGAACTCTCTCCCTCCTTAACCTCAGATTTCCCATTACTTGCTTAAATCTACTCATAATCAGTTAATTGTAGAGGTCCAATCATTTCTTAAATTCTCTTCTTGACCAGCATTCTCAATGTAACTAATCAATTCTGAGTCTCCCTCAACCTCACCAGCAGCACCAACTTTCTCTTTGAATATGAAATACTTTAATAACCTCATATATGTATAGTTTCCATTGAAACCTTCCACATACTTACTGGTTGCCTGTATGATTTGCTCATCAGTATAAGTATTTCCATACTTCTTGAAGAATAGCTTTAATCTTCGTACAATCAAAGCTACTCCATCTGCCCAATAATAGTTAGTGCCATCTTTTTTGCCTTTAGGAAATATCTCTTTGAGCCTTGTAGCCAACTGAATTAACCTGTCATTAGGTTCCTGTTTCTTATCAGAATCCACAATTACAGAATCTATTACCTCAGTGCCCTTATTAGTAAGTCTCCATCCAATCTGCTGGAACAAATCATCCCTATTAGCAGTTATGTAACCCTTCTTAATCAGCTCTTTCTGAGCCATATCAAGGTCAGCATTATTATGAATGGCAAGCATTAAGAGAGCCTCAGCAAGACTAATGTTGTTCTTCTGACATCCTTCTTTACTTAAACAAATTGTCATAGCTTAATGTCATTAATACTATCAACACTTATGATAGAATCCTCAGAATACTCTTCTATCATCTTCTGTACAAGTTCCTCTTCCCTTGTATCCTTGAAATAAAGTATGATGATAATAGGAGATTTATGTCTAAGTATTCTACCAACTCTTTGCTTTACTACAATCTCCGAACTATTCAAGTTGCAGAATATACCTATCCTACAATTAGTCAAGTTCACACCTTCATTGAGTATATTACAGGCAGTAATATGTTTAATCTTGTTAAGATTAAACATCTCAAGGTTCTTCACTGAAGCCTTATTCTTCGAGGTAATATTATATTTACCTAATCTCTCTGACTGCTCTATACTGCTACAGAAGGTCAAAGTCTTGTAATTCCTGAACTTGTCAAGAAGAGATAATACAAGGGCTTCCTTTTGTTCAGCACACCATTTCAACCTTTTGCCTGCTGTTGAAAGCCATAAGTTCTTTATTCTCTCATTTCTTGAGTTAAAGTACTTATTTTTGTACCACTCTATAAGTGAAGAGATACTATCATAGCAGCCTTTCTGAGTGGTGATTATATCACGACCAAACTTTTTAACCTTATAGGTATAATTAGTAGTGTCTAAAGTCAAAGGCAGTAGATATACTGTAGGCTCAGGTAATACTTCATCTTCTACAGCCTCCTTGAGACCACACTTAATGACCTCAGCCTTGTGGTTGTAGATAAAATAATCCCTCATGTCTCTCTTAATAGTGGCAGACAATCCAATGAAAGACTCATTGATATGGATAGTCTCCAATACATCAATTCTTGCTTCTGACAAATGCTGCATCTCATCTGCCACTACTACATCAAAGTATGAGTTCTCATAGTTCTTTAGTGACTCATAGCATTCAATGGTAATATAGTCAGACTTGATACCTCCCCATTTCTCAATCTCATCCTTCCAAGTCTGCTTATGCACAGTCTTAGCTACAAGAATAAGTATAGTAGTAGGGCTTTCATCATTCCTGAATACCCTATCACATATATGATTAATGAGGTCTATTGCTACTTTGGTCTTACCCATTCCAGTTATCAACTCAAGTATCAAGTACTTAACCTTATCTATCTTAGACAAAGCCAAGTTATTCACTTCTTCTCTTGTCATTTCTACTTACAATTCCTTTTAGTTTGTTAATGTAGTTAGGGTCTTCTGCATACCCTATGTCTGATAAAAACTTATAGTAATCATTCGGAGGTTTGTATCTATATTGCACATAGTCAAGATATGCAACCACACTCTCAGTCCAATGGTCAAATGTATAGTATCTGTGTTTCTTACTATTGTATAAGCCAAACAGGTTATTACCATTCAGACATAAGTCTGACTTAAAATGACCAGTTTCAAGTACAGCTTGTGCATAGACTATCTGAGGATGTTTGACTCCATAATATTCTAATGCTTCTATCAAGCCTTCTTGAGGTGATTTACTAAAGAAGTCTGGTTGCTCCTCATTAACTATGTGTACCACTTTTATTTCAGGTGGTTCATCTTCCTTCAAGTAGGAATGTACTTGAATTGCTCCAAGTACCCCTACTGCAAAGGAGATGAGTATGTTGAATACTCTCTGTTTCATATCCCCTTACATAATAGATTCTTAACCTTTAGTAGTCCTCTTGTGACAATGTTGCCTCCTCTCAATGAGAATACATGAGTATAGTCTTCACACTCATTGGGGTCCCACCCTGCATGGATTACATAATGTATGATGAAAACAGCAAATAGGATGATGTTAGCCACAGGCAGTAGACCCAGTACAATCACAATAAGTGCCACCCATAATGGAACTATAACATCATATTCTTCCTGCAACTTAGCAGAACCACGACACCTATAATACACCTCAACATGAGTATCTTTCAAGATACTCAATGTCAAGATGATTATTAATATAGCAATAACCCACATCATTTGCTAATATCTTTAAAGATTGTAGGAACTTGACCATATACAGGCAAAGCTCCATTCCATTTCTCAATCCACATCTTCTCAAGAATTGCAGGAGTAAGAGCCTGTTGCCTTAACTCATTAGCTTTCTTCTCTGCCTCAGCAGCTACAATAAGTTTCTTAGCCTGAGCTTCTGCTACCTTGACCTCATTCTCTACCTGCATAGCCTGCTGGATTGCCTTATTCTTGGCATTCACTGACTCTACAATAGTCTGAGGATATTTGAGACCAGAGGTAAGCTGCTCCAACTGAAAGTTTTCTTTAGCAAGTGCCTGAGTTAAGTATCTTTCAATAGCATTCTCAATACTATCCCTCTTGCTTACAATGTCATCAGTGGTGAACTTATTAAGCTGGATTCTAAAGGCATCCTTTACATAGTTATATAGAGTACCTTTAATGACCTCATTAAGCTCTTTCCTGTATTTCTTGAAGACAACAGGTGATTTACCATCAATAATCTTCAATGATACAGTAGGGTCTACAGTAAACTCAGAACCATCCTTTGCATTGATTGTAAATGGCTCATAGTCAATAGTCTGTACATAAGTAGGATACTCATATACTGTGGTAGTCCAAGGATTGTACCATACAATACCAGTTACCAAAGAAGCATCATCTACTCCCTTGTCACTACCATACAGGTTTACCTTGATACCTTCACAACCTGCATCTACCTTCTCCATACATGATGTCATTGAGAACACCATGAACAGGGACAAAAGTCCCAAAATCAATTTACTTTTCATGTTTTCTTCTTATTAATTTAGTTAAATACTTTGCTTTACAACTCATCAAATTCTTTTTGAACTTCATTGATTCTTTTGTTAATCTTGGCTACAGCAAGGAGCTTTATCTCATCAAAGTTGATAAAGGAGTCATCTATACTCATAGAACTTTGCACCTTGCCATATTCTCCTATAGTACAAACCTCTGGATGTAAAAATTTCTCTCCCTTCTCCCATCTTTGTTTTTGGTCTTTGAGATAAGATAATCTCTTGAGTAATTCTTCGCCTTTTCTCACCTTTTCCTCAGTCATTCTTTCTAAATTTAAGAGTTGTTAAACACTTTGTTTTGATTGAAATAAGTACTGTAGCCACAAGTATTAAGAATCCAATCACATTCCCAATACTATTGGATGTGCTAATCATACTAAGACTCAAGTTGAGTATTAATACAAATGGGACAAACCAAAGGGCTACTACAAGAACTTTTCTTTCCATAGATAATGATTATTAACCAATCTTTCTTTTACAGGCAACCTAATCCACTTCATAGGTGGATAGTTGGCTGATGGACAAATTACTTCATTCATGCTTTTTTTTTTGTTAAACTTATATTGCTTAGTCAGTGAGACTTTAGTCTCCTTCTTTAGTCAGAAATACATAGTCAGGTAACTCCTTATTATCTGACCATCTATATTCAGAATAGGTGGTATAATAAGGGTTAATTAGGTATTTTCCATCCTGAGACTTATTTACCCAAAATCTGACTCCTATACCTATTTCCTCTATCTTGGCAATCTTCATGTAAAAGTAAGATGCCTTGTAATCTGACTTTGCTGCTACATAGATTGTAGCCTTTCTTGATTTGTATAAACCAGTTGAGATGTAGAATGTACCAAGAAGCTGCTTTTCATGTGTCTCCTCAGCCTTCTTACATATATTATACAACTCTCTTTTACTCGGAAGATTCTGAGTATTGAACTGTGCCAATATGAAAGGTGATGGAACATAAGGACCTTTAGGTCTCTT